ATGACTGGACAGCAGGCCGTCGATCGGGCCGCACGCGTGCACGGCTGGATCGCCGTGGGAGGCGACAGTGGCGAACTCGTCTACCGTCAGCCCGGCACGCCGTCATGGGTGAGCATCATGTACGCGCACACCGGCGTGATCTTGTGGGCCGATGGTCAGGACAGTCGCCGGGCGCCCCGGCATTTCGCGGGGATCGACAAGGTGGACCGACTGGTGGCATTCCTGGCAGGTAGCTGAGTAGATCGCAGTACGATCCGCGCATGAACAAGATCACGGGGGTTGTGGTCGCCATTTGCGCGGCGTTGATGTTCAGCCCGTCGGCCAATGCTGACCCACCACCACCCGGCTGTGCGCGCGTGCCGCTACTCGGCTTCAATCCACAGATTCTCGAGATGTGCGACGGGCCGATCAACCCGGACGGATCATGGGAGCGAGCGCGCCGATACTGGCACCCGCAATATGTCCACAGCAGTTGCGGCGGCGTCTACTACTCCGGTGGCTGCCCCCAGTGGGCGCATGACGTGATCCCCGCCGAGCGGAGCGGGATCGAGACCTACACCGTCACCGCTGACACAATCCCTCCTGGCGAGCCGGGGCACATCGAATGAGGATGATTCCAGCGCTCGTCGTGATTGCGGTCGCCTGCGCTCCAATCGCGCACGCCGCCCCTCGACCAGCGGGGGTCGTGTGCGACACGTTGCGCAAGTACCCCGGGATGGCTCCCGTCGACGTGGCCTTGATGTTCTCAGAAGATCAGCCGATCTACCGTGACTACGCCACCGCCAAGGCTGCGGTCGATCGGGAAGTCATGGACGAATGTCCGGAGCTGGTGACCCGCGGGCGCTGAGCCCGGGGCAACCCCGCTGCTGTTGACAGATTGCCGCCCGGTGATCGGCATTGCACGACCGGTTTCCTACTGTGCCTGTAGTCTGCCCCGTAACCAGAACGGGCAAGGAGGCAGGTGTGAGCGACGACAAGGTGTTGCAGGTCGACCTCGCCGCGATGGGCAAGGTGGGCCCGCACCTACGCGAGAGCGCCCGCGAGATCCGCGGACGGATTCCCGCCAGTGACCATGTCACTTCCGGTGCAAGTCCGGGGTTAGCGGCGCTGGAGGCGTTTTCAAAAGCCATTTCCGATGTTGAGCGCATCAGCGCGGCCCGGCTGGAGACGGTCAGCGACTTGTTCGACGAGGCGCAGAAAGCGTTCGCGGAGACCTCCAGCCAGTTGACCACGGCAGTGTCCAGCACGCCGAGTCTGTACCGGCCACCGCTGCGCGCATAGGGGCCCGACCTTGTGACCACGCTCGATGAGTTCATGGCGATCGACCCGAACTCGTACATGGCCCGGGTCGAGGGCTGGAGGCCGCGCACCGCGGCGCTGAAATTCAACTACGACGATTACAAACGGTGGGTCAACGCCCCGGCCGGGACGTACTGGTCGGGCAAGACCGCGACCGCCGCTCAAGACGCCGCCGCCGATGACTGCAAGGGCATCGATAACGCCGACGACATCACCGAGGATGCCGTCAAACTCGTCACCGGCACGATCACCTACGAGGTCATCAAGCCGCTGACCAACGGGCAGAACATCGTGAACAACGCACTGCACCAGGGCGTCTCGGTGAGCCAGGATTTCAAAATGGCCTACACTCCGGTTGAGGGTGAGAGCGAAGAGTCGATAGCCCGCAACCGCAAGATTGTGGCCGACGCCGAGCGCGAACTGCAAGAGTACGTGGCCCAATGGGAGAAGGGCGAGGCCACACTCAAGACCCAGACTGATGCCGCGCGCGAGGCGATGCTGTCCCGGATCAACCCCAAGGCGGCGTTCGCGGACGGGCGCAAGATCCTGCGCGACGCTACTGCCAAGCCGGCTGATCCGAACGCCAGCACCATCGACTACAAACAGCAGTACCCCAAGGCCACCGACCCGGCGGGCACCACTCCGGCTGCCGCGAGCAATCCGGAAACGATCAATTACAAACAGCTGTACCCGAAAACCGCGTCGGTGGATGGGCATCAGCTCGGCAGCATCGGGGCCATGCCTGGTGTCGGGGATATCGACAAGACCAAACCAGCCAAGCTCGCCCCCACCTTGGCCGACCGCGATGTTCCCGCGTTCGCCCAGGCGACCCGCGAGCGCCTGCAACACGAAGGTGTGCCCGCCAACCAGATCGAGCAGCGGGTCAATGAGGCGGTCCAGCGGGCGCAGGCCCCGCGCTTTGCCCCCGACGCCGATCCGATGCGCACCCCTGGACAGGTGCCGTTGCACAACTCGCCCGGTGATCAGTTCAACGACATCATGGGCCGCGCTAACGATGAGGCCACCAAAACCATCGACGGCCAGATAGAGCAAGCCAAAGTCCTTACCGGGCAAGCAGGTCCGGGCGCGCCCGGTGTCGCCGAAGCATGGAAAGACGTAGGCCTCGGCGCCGTCAAACAGGTTCACGAGCTGACGAGCGATCCACTGGCCGCGCCCAAGATGGGCATCGAACAAGCCAAAGACTTCTACAACCATCCCGGCGAGTTCATCGGCAAAAACATCATCCACGGCACCGAAGCACTCGGCGGCGGGGCAATCGGAGGCGAAGCCGCAGCCGGCGCCCGCGGACTACTCGGCGACCTCACCGCCACCGAAGGACGCGCCCTCACACACGGACTAGACGACGCCACCCCCGGACACCACCCGCCGCCGGTGGACCATCCCGCGCCGGCTGACGGCCACCACGGCGGCGACGGTCACGGTGTCGATTTCAGCACCGACGGGCCCCATCACTCCCATGACATCGGGGGCGTTGGGCCGGAACCGCCGCGGGCCTATAACGACAACATCGAGGCGTATCCGCGCGTGTACAACCCCGGGACTGGCGACGAGATGCCCTTCCCGGCTGGCGATCTGGAGAGGATGCCTAGAGATCAGCGCTCCGAGTGGACCAACATGGATCGGTACTACTTCATTCAGCAGTGGCACGACATGGGCTACGAAACACCGCCTGGCGGCTGGAGCATGTACGACATCCATCACATACGACCACGGGAATTCGGTGGCGATAACTCATTTGAGAACCTGATACCAGTACCGCGGCCGGTGCATAATCAGCGGGTGACACCTTGGTGGAACAACTATGGGGGATAATTCAGACGTGTTCGAGTTCCTTGAGAACTACCGCAACGTATCCATCCCGTCTCGGGAGATGGAGGGCGTTGAACTGACCTGCCGTCTGGGCGCCGGCGTGACCGAAGATGAGATCCCGACTCAAGCTCCCGAGCAGCTGCATGAATTCTGGCGCCGCACATCGGGTGGGCTGCTTCTGGTCGATGAGCAGTTCGGAATATGCGGGCTGACGCTCCACGCACCCACGGAGGCTAAACAGCAGACGCGATACCGGGCCGAGTACGGTTACGAGCTTTCCGAGTCGGATTGGGTGCTCGGTGAATTCATTGGCGACACCGACATGCTCATCGTCGATGCCCACGACACGGTGCTCATCTCAGCAGGGTCATACCCTCGCGCCGAGTGGTACACCTTCGGATCACTTTCCGACGTGCTGAGTCGATACGTCGAGGCAGGCGCCGAAAAGTACTGGGAACGCGTCACTCAGTAGGACGGGCGAGCCCCCGGAACCACGAAAAAAAACCGCCCCCACCCGGAATCTGGGTAGGGGCGGTTTTGTGTCACTGAGCCGAGGGCTACTCGTCGTGGTCTTCTGATCTGGGCAGTCGTCGGTCACGTTGCTGCTCGCGCCACAGACTGATCAGCATGGGGATGTAGACGATGGCCCCGAGTGTGTAGATGGTGTAGCGGACCTGTTGGCGCAGTGGAAATTCGGTGTCCCACCAGGCTGCCAGCACGATTTGCCATAGCACCAGTGCAAGGACCACGCTCTTGACGAGGAACACCTTGCCGATTCGGTTGGATCCCGGCCGCGACCGGAGCCCGTAGAGCAGCGTGAACGCCGTGACGAACACCGCGGCGAAGATCAGCGACAGGTTGGCGCCGAATCGGTAGTCGATCGTGAACCACACGTCGGAGACGAACACCCCGACGATGATCAACAGCCCGGTCACGTACACCCAGCGCATCAGCTACCCCTTTGCATTGAGGCCAGGAACAACTCAGTCCATCCGTTCTTGGCCACTTCGTGATGCAGCACCGTGCGGGCGCGGCGGGCCCGGGCGACGACCTCGGCAGCGGCTTGGCTGCGGGCCTGCGATTCGGCCAGTTTGCGGTCGGCGTCGTCGATCGCCGTGTCGCGCTCATGCCCGCCGGCAGGGCGCGAGCGCTTCCGGGGCCACATCAGTTATCACCTGCTGCGATCGTGGCGGCGTCGCGTAGTGAGGTGATGATCGGTATGAGCTCTTCGGCCGGGCTCGGGTCCTTCTCGCGCAGCAGGAATGCGATTGTTCGCGCGTCGTTGGCGGCGCGCGCGTCCATGCGTTCCACGATCGCGCCGTGGGTGTGTTTCATCTGCGCGATTTCGGCGCGGTGGGTCGGCCCGAGCACGATCCAGCCCCGCAGCTGCGCGACCTGAAACGTGATCAGCAGCGACACGATGCCGACGCCGTTCCACACAGCCGGGTCGAGGAACCTCACTGGCCGTCAGACGGGCCGCTGCGCCGGTCTTGGATCATCTTCGTGGTTGACAGCCCGGCAGTGATCAGACCGGCACCGGTGACGATCCACGTTAGGCCGTCGCCACTCTGGAGCTTATCGAGAGCGACGAGCACCGCCACCGCGATAATGAAGACGAGCAGACTCGCAGCATGGATTGCCAGGCGCACGTTGTCGTTGGGCATGGTTGGTTGTCCTCTCATTTTCGTGTTCAAAACCGGAAACAGTGCAGGTCATGGGTAGCCCGGTATAGATCCCGGTATGTTTTCGGCTATTTCGTCCACCACTGCCGTTGTGCTGGGGTTTTGGGTGGACTACTTCACGTGCTCGACCGCCCGGGCTAGTCCAGCTATGCCGCGCTTATCGGCGGAACCCGGCGATGATGTCGTAGGCAACCGCGATGCCGTCCCGGCCGCCGAACTCGGGTTTCGGCAGGTGGTATTCGCCGTGTGCTTGTAGGCCGGGTAGCGCCGCGATGAGGGCGATCAGGCCGGGGATGTTCTGCAGTACTCCGGTGGGCGAGAGCAGCCGGCGCAGATCGTCGTCGACCTTGGTATCGCGCGAGGAACCGGCCTGACCCATGAGGTTGCCAAGCAACGGATTCTGCCCCATACCCTGCAGGCCGCTGATCATGCCGAGCCCGAGCTGCGCCATGGGGCCGAACCCGCCGAGTAGCGGCCCGATGACCGGCAGCGTCGCGGTGGCCCAGTCGGTGATGATGGGTACGGCGATGCGCAGCACGTGCACGAAGAACGGCAGCTCCAGCTCGGCCTGCACGATGATCGCATAGAACGCGGGGCGGATGTTGTCTGGCGCGACGGCGTAGAAGTCGTTCCGGGCGTTGATGTTCCGCACCAGTTTGGCCAGCCACGCGGGCCGCGTCTTGCGGGCGATGCCCGTGACCGGAGTTGAGGGGTTGCCGAATTGGACCACGCCGTTGATCCGGTCGCGCAGATGCCGGTACTTTCCGGGAGGTGAAGGTGTCCGCGTCGGGTCGCCGGGATGAATGAAACCGCCGTCGCCGAATAGGATTTCGAGTGCGTCCTCCATGCCGTCGGCCGATTGCGAGTAGCCGGAAAACCACAGCTCGAGATCCGGGTCGTTGATGTCGGGGTTGTGGTCGAGGCAGTATTCCAGCGATTTGTACTGGTCGTAGGTGACCTCGTTGTAGCTGAATTTCGCATCGCCGCCCAGTAATCCGAGGTAGCCGCCCTTTTGGAATGACAGCGGTTGATGGTTGATCTTGAGCACGTCCTTGCACCACTCGCCGAGGGCGAAGCTCGGACCCACGTTCCAGTCCGCTCCCGAGCCTGGCGACGAATACAACCAGATCTTGCGCCGCGGGCGTGGAGCCACGGTGCCGCCATAGCCGACCCGGCTTGCGGTCAGCTCATCGAATACGCCGGTCTGCGGTAATCCGAGGCGGCGCTGCATCTCTCGGGTGAACGCGGCGTCACCGTTGCCGTAGTACCCGTCCACCGGGCCCATGAGGTCTCCGTACGCCGAGGCGTACTGCTTGCCCCACCGCTGCCAGTGCGACACGTCGTCACCGCGCGCATCCGAAGACCCGGGCTTGAGCGGAAGCCGCGCGCTCATCGCAGCACCACCCCGGCCTTGCTGCGATCTGCGGTGCCGCACACCTTGTCTCGGATCTCGGCCACGGCCTCGACGAGGGTTTGGCCGCCGAGGCAGTTCCACTGCATGGTGAGCTGATCGTCAGCGGGCCCCACGATGACAGGCTGTGGCGTTGCAGGGGTGGCAGCGGTTTCGAGCTTGGCATCCAGGTACCAGAAGTCGCTGAATAGCGGGTCATTCCAGGCGCGGGCGTTGTCGTAGTAGTCGACTCCGACGCCGTTCCGGTTTCCGTGGCTCTCCCAGTCAATACCGCGCACCGACTGTTTGATCTCCCCGCCGGGAACATCGGCGTAGAACAGTGTGCACGCGGTGTGGCTGTATTCGCCCCCTCCGCCGTGCTGCAACCCGACGAGCATGATCGGCTGGAAACCCAGCACCTTCACGCCACCGGCGGGCAATCGCTTGAACCCGATGTCGAAAACAATCGGGTAGTTCAAGCGGAACGATTCCGTTGAGCCGTACCGGTTTCCGGACCAGTCGGTGCGGCCCATCAGCAGCGCGCCGGTCTGCAATACCAGACCCGAGCAGTCAGTAGAGCGCTTCGGGTCGGTACTGAACGCGCCACCGAATGCGTACGGCAAGCCGCGGCGGGCGCGACAGAAGTTGTCAACCTCACGGGCCTTGAGCTTCGTGATCACAGCGGTCATCGGGTGTACTCCCTTTCGATGTGTGGGTCGATTTCTTGTGCGTAGGACGAAAGCCGGTCAGATGCCCACCAGCCGAGGCGGAACGCGACGGCGAACACGGCGAGACAGAAGGCGCCAACCATGGCTAGTTGCTTGGTCATTCGACTGGTGTCCATACCCGGGGAGGTGAGGTCACCAGCGCGAAGTTGCGCGCCAGCGGGTTGGTGGCGTGTAGTCGGCGCAACTCTGCCAGCAGGCGCCGGGCATCGTCCTCGTTGGCGGCCACCGATCGCACGCTTTGCCAGCGCTGCGGGTTGTCCAGGTCGGCGTCGACCAGAGCTTCATATGCTTGTAGCGCCTCGACGTATTCGGCTCTGGTTGCGGCATTTTCGGTCTCAGATCCCGGGTTGCCAATCAAGATTGGGGGTTCGGGCTTGTTGGCGAGGATCTCGGGGTCGGGTGTGGCCGCTTCCCATTGCACGGCCCAATCGAGTTCAGACATGACGGTTCTCCTATGCGGCTAGCGGCGCGAGGTTGAGGGTGTCGGAGTTGATGCGGATGATGTCGCCGCTGGCGCCCGACTTGGAGACGGTGGCCTGCGAGGACCACAGGAAATTTCCCGTCGTGGGGTGGTCCCAGAACGACACCCCGGCAATGTTTTCCGTGGCACCGAGGGTGTGTTCAGGGGTGTTGGATTGGGTGATAGACCCGGCCGCAGCAGCGTTGAACGCACACGGGTAGCGGGTGGCCACCGAGGATGCGTTGGCTGTTCCGTTCGCGCCGGGATCGCCGGTGTGCATCTTGGCGTACACGGTTGCCGGTGGTGTGTAGGCCACGTTGCGGCAGATGTGATCGAGAATCTTGTTCGCCAGGTAGGCCGAAATTCCCCATGCCATAGTGGATTTCCCTTTCTATTGATACGACCGGATATGTGCTATGCCCGTTCCGCCGAGGCGTCCGGGGTTGGCGATGCCGAATACGCCGCCCGAGCCGGGGCCGCCGCCACCTCCGGGTGAGTTGCCGTTGGTGTTGGTGCCTGCCTGCGCGCCGCCGGTGTAGGTCTGGCCGTTGAGGGTGGTGTTGCCCGCAGCCTCGCCGGGCTGGTTGAGTCCGTTGCCGGCGTAGGCGCCTTTACCGCCGGCGCCACCGGCACACGTGGTGGTGATTCCGTTGATCAGGAATGTGGTGTCACCGCCGGCGCCGCCGTCTTTCTCCTTGGCTCCCGCGGCTCCGGGCGCGCCCACCATGCCGGTCAGGGTCAATGCGGAGCCGGGGATCTCGCTGTTGCGGGCCACGGTGCGCGCGTTCCATGCGCCTTTACGGCCGCCCTGTCCGGTGCTGCCCAGGCCGCCGTCACCGCCGCCCCCGCCGCCTCCGGCACCGCACCCGACGGCGTCCATGAAGTCGCAGTTGCGCACGATGTTGTGAGTGAACGCCCCGGCCGTGGTGTAGCTGGCCAGGACAGGCAAACCGCCCGGCGGATAGCCGAGGGTGCAGGCGCGTGCCATGGTCACCGTGAGTGCGGCGTCGATCTTGGCGACGCGTTCGATCACCAGCGCCGAGGACATCGAGACGGTGCGTGTCAGGTCGACGGGCAGCAGCTTGTCGAAACCGATCGAGCGGGGCGCCGTCAGGTTGCACGTCAGATCGATTGCGGCCACGCGTTGCAAACCGATGGTGCCGGTCATCTCCAGCGCGTTGGCTAGGTCGATGCCGATCACCTTGGCCAGGAACAGCGCCCGTTCCATGGTGACGGCCAGCGCGAGGTCTTGTTGGAATGTGGCCTGTAGCGCCAGGTTGCGAGTGATCAGGATCGAGCGTTGCGCGGCCAGCTGGTACACCACCTGCAATGCGAGGTTGCGATCGAGGTGTACCGACAAGACCACGCCCATGGCTTGCATGGCAGTGAGCTCGACCTCGCCGACGCACATGATCGCCAGCGACGCGTCGATACCGATGATGGCGTGCCACCGGCCGCCCGGTGTGCGTGCCGGGGCGACCGGGTTCGTCGACCACGCTCCACCCGACCGCGGGGCGGGAACGGTCGGGTTGGGGGCCCAGGGCATTAGGGCCCGGAGAACCCGATGCTGGACACCACGGCGCCCTCGCTGTCGGTGCCGGTGATCTGAATCCAAGACGGGTTGAGCTTGCCGTCGGGGTCCAGGCCACCGCGCTCGGCGGTGAAGGTAATACCAGGCAGTTCGGACATGGTGAACGTGGTGGCCATCGCTGACCCCTTTCTCGAGTGGTTATGCGACTCGGCGGCCATCGAAGGTCGCGACGCCGGATAGGGCTGTGATGCTGCGTGAGACAACGGTTTCCGAGCCGGTTGAGCCGTTGGAGCGGATGTCGTAGTCGACCGCGATAAACCCTGGCTGCACGACATCTCCCGTCACGAGCGGAAGCTCAAACGGGCAGCCCGATGGGATGGCGCCGGTGATGCGGGTGCCGTTCTTGTACACCACCCAATAGGGCACGGACGTGCCTTTGGCGGTGACCGATCGGTAGGTGGTGCTGATCCGGTACAGGCCGGTGGTGGCGATCTCGATGCGGGCCGTGCCCAAGTCGTCGAGAGTGACGTCGGTGGTGTAGTCGTTGAATGTGAAGAACCCGGAAGGGAATGCGCCGGACGAGTAGGGGCCATAGGTGACGTCGGCGGTGCTGTCGCGTCTGATGCTCCACGAATTTGACATCGAGAATCCCGCTCCCGCAGAGGTGTAGTCGGACATCGCGAACGCCGCGACCCGGTAGGAGTCGTAGGTGAAAAACGGGCTGGCCCGCTGAACGCTGAACATCGAATACCGGTACGCCGCACCGATGCTGATGGTGTTTCCTGTGTCGGTGGCTGACAGGATCTGGCGTCCGTTAACGCGCACGAAGTAGTTACTTCCCGAGCAGCGGATCTCGATACGCGCGCCCTGCTTAACCGCCGACAGGCCCGTTTGCAGGGTCAGCGGCGTGCTGAACGACCAGCTAGAACCCGAGCGGGTGAACTTGCCGATACGGATCTCGCCCTCTTTGGCCAGGCAGTAGGCGCCCGTGGTGCGATCGGCGTTGCAGCGAATGAACACCCCGGAGTAGTAGTTTCCGTTTTGGGTGTTGCCGAGCACGAATGAGGCGGACTGCCCGTCCGTGGCATAGGTGTAGTTGGGGCTGGCGAAGTAGTACCCGTCAGGGTTGCCGTTCTTGACACCCGCATACCCCGAGTCGCCCCGAATGGTGATATCGCCGGGCGTGGGGCCGGTGGTCCAATCGGTCGAATTCAGTGCGGCACCGTCGGCCCCGGAGAACACGAAACTGTAGCTATTGCCGTCGCCGGTGTTCTGCTCGGTCTCCTGCTCTTGCAGGGTGGTCTGTGCGGCGATGGCGCTTTTGAGCGCATCCTGCGACAAGCCCAGTAGCGCCAGTAGCGAGTCCTTGGCCTGATTGATGCGGTCCCCGATAGCGCCCGTGGTGCCGGTGCCCACGCCGTCGGCGCCGTCCTTGACCCCAGACAGAATGTTGCCGAGGTTATCGACAAGATCATCGACCCGGCTCATGTCGAAATTGCCGACGACATCTCCGACGGCCAGGGTTCCGCCGCTGGTGAGTTTCTGAGTCTTGTTCTTGTTGGCTCCGAACCACGTTGCGATGGCCGCGACAAATCCGTTGATCGGCGTTACCACCAAGCCGTTGTAGATGTCACCCAACTGATTGAACGTGGTTTGCAGGTCTTGGATCTTGACCTGGGGCAACGTCGGAATGTTACCCAGGCCGATCAGGCCCAACAGTTCCGAGGCGGTGATCTTGCCGTCGGCGGTGATCGCGGCGAATCGCTGCTCGAACTGCGTGATACCCGAGTTGGCTTGTCCACCAATGGCATCGAAGAACGATCTGAACTTACCAAGCACCGGTCCCAGGTTTGACATCGCCGAGGCGACGTTCGAGAAATGCACCGGCCCACCCGAGGCGCCCTCGGTGACCACCAATGTCACCGTTGCCCACTTGATCGAACCATCGGCCGGGACGGTCCATGAGCCAGTCAGGCTGGCGCGCACCCATGCCGAGTCCGCGGCCACCGGCTGTATCTGCTTGATGACGATATCGGGCAGCTTGGTGCCGTCCGGGCCGAACGGCGTGATGCACAGCCGAATCGGATTGGACCCCGCCGTGGCCGTGAGGCCCTGCCACATCGCCGAGGCCGCCATATCGACGGTCTGGCCCGGCGCCACCTCGAAGGGGTCTTTGACGCTGATCGCGTACAGATGGCCGTCGGCGTTGACGTAGATCGACTTGCCCGACAGGTGCCCGTTCTGCGCAGCGTCGTAGTGCCAGTCCGGGTTATCGTCGACCACCGACGGGTCGGTGAATCCGCCGGCACCGTCAGTCAGATCCTTCTGGACATCAGCAACCCAAGCCGCGGGGATGACGCCCTTGAAGAACTGGCTGACCGCCTTGGCGATAGCCGCGAACAGGTTGCCCCAACCCTCTTCAATCTCTTCTAGGGTGGGCCAGCCAACGTCCTGTCCAGAGGCGAGCTGGAGCAGGCGGCGTATCGGCATGAAGATCTGTTGAATCGCCAGCAGCGTTTCGTCGTCGCCGTCGTAGGTGCCCATGATCGCCTCGGCAAGGCCGACGAACTGGCCGACCACGGGCAGGCTTTCGATGAAGTCCAGCAGCAGTCCGGGCAGGTCTTCGGGGCCCTGAATATCGTTCGGGTCAGCGTTGGCGACGTGGGAATTGAATCCGGCGAACAGCTTCGTCAAGATCCCGAACGGCGTCAGGTCTTGCAGCGGGTCACCGCCGGTGGAGCTGTGGAACGTGCCGGGCATACGTTCGGCGGCGCGGTTGCGCATCGCCGCGGGCGTCAAGTCCTGTAGCTTCTCGGCCAGGGTCTCGACTGTCAGTGCGCCAACGGGAAGGTTGGGCACACCGCCGGGGGTGGTCACCGCCGCACCGCCCGGGCTGCCTTGGGTATGCGCTTGGGGCACTTGGGCGCGGTGGCGGTCATCTCCACATGCGGATCGGCTTCGGTGTGCTGGGGCTGCTCGGGCAGCTTGATCGATTCCTGGCGTACCCCGTCGGTGATCCAGGCCGGCGCGTGCACCGCGGTCGGGTCAATGTGCTCGGTCTGGCGGATGCCGAGTGCTACCAGCTGGGTGGCCAGGTCGGCGACAACTGGCTGCATCACCGTCAACGGCAACTCGGTCGCAGTCAGCAGCGCCGAGGCCAGCGCACCACCCAGGGCCTTGACCTGGCCGTCGATGTCATCGGCGGCCGGGATCTTCTTCGGAATGAACTCGGATTCGACAACCTTGTCGGCCAGTGCTTTTGCCTCTTCGGGCGAGATACCCTCTGTCACCACAGTCCTATCTGTTGTAGGCCGCTCATGGTGCGGCTCATCAGTTCGGCCATGCGCTCGATGGCGTCCTTTTCCTGGCGGGTGTCCCCGAACGTGCCCTCAATCGCCAACGGCCGGTGCTCACCCCAGTTGATGTCCAGGGAGCGGCAACGGCGCACGAACACTCGAGGCATCAGGTACTTGCTGGTGCCGCCGACCCGATCACCGAGCCACCAATGCCCGAAACCGTTGTCGCCGATCAGCCACGGCGAGGCGTTGGCGACGGTCAGCGTGAACGAGGTATCGGGGTCGGTCTCGCGCCGGCGTCTGCGCAGGTCCATCACGCTCGCCGCGGTGAATGCCTGCGTGACGTTCGTTGACGTGGTTTCCAGGTAGTGGCCCCAGCCCTGCTTGGCCACGCGCAGCAGCAGCGGAACCGACATGTGAGCCAGGATCGAATCACGGTAGATCGGGTTGAGGAACGAATCGATCGCACCGCCGAGCGAGCCAACCGACACCGTGAAGCCAACGCCCGCGCTGATCGCCGCTGAGATGTTGTCGCCGAGCACGTCGCCGCCGTATTGTATTGCGGCACTTATCAATTCGTTGACGCCGGGCATGGACTGGCCGCCCACGGTGATGCGACCCGCACCGCCGGGTGAGCGTGAGAAGTTCGATGTTTGGATGCCGGTGATATCGCCGTCGCGGTACACCACATACGGATGGGCGGCCTGCGTGCCGAGAATGCCGGGCAGCCGGTAGCCGGTCTCGTCGATGGTCTCCCCGGTGAACAGGTTGTAGCTGTCCTCGACGTGGTTGGACAGCACATCGGCGATTGTTCGGGTCAAGCCCGTGGCCAGGTTGCCGCCGATGGATGTGCCGGTGCGGAACCCTGACTTGTCGACGATGCGGACGAACAGGGTGCCGTTGCGCCAGTTGGTGCCTGCGCCCGGCCACGGTTCGGGGTCGCCGGTTTTCCAGCGTCGCAGATCCCATTGCAGCTCTGCGTCCTCCATGATCGGCGCGGCAACATCGAAAATCGACGTTTTGATGCTGCCGACGACCAGGGACAGCGGGGCCACCGAATCACCGAATGTGCGTGGCACGATGACGATTTGCGACTGCTGCCAGATATTGAGGAATATGTCGACCAGCTCGGGAATGTTCCAGTTGGCCGGATCGAGCAGCTTGAACAGGGTACCGATATCAATATTGCTGAGCTGCAACCGAAGTAGATTCGCGGCCATCGTCAGCAGGATTCCGTGATCGGCCTGCGCGAGTAGCATCCATGCCTTGGGCTGCTGGATGAGTGACAACGGTAGGAACGGATTGCCCGCTGTGTGAACGAATTTCAGCTCTTCGATGTCGTCCAGGAAGTCGATGACCACCACGTCTCCGGTGGGCCCACGCTCAATATGCACACCGTCTTTGGCCTTCATCCGGCCGCCGATGCGGGCACCCATGGTCTCGACGATCACGTGGATATTGCTGGTACCGCGCGCCTCTTCGTCGAGCGCCCAGAACGCCGGCCACGTGCCGCGCCGGTCGTCGAGATCGATAGGCAGGCGCAGCGAAATGGTGCCGGTCTGGTTGACGATCGGATTGACCCGCCCGCCCAGCTCGCCGCGCACCGTGCCGCGATAGACCCAATCCCCGTCGTAAAGCTCGATGTGCGGCGGGTCGTAGGCACGCTCAATCCGGTACTCGCGCACCTCCCGCGCCCACGCCGCGAAGTCGTCGTGATCGGTACCGGTGAACGGCTCGGCGAACGTTGCAACGGTCATCGTGGAGCTTCACCGGAATTGCCGACGACGCGGAGCTGCGCGCCTCGCTGTGGCACCTTCGGTCGTGGTGTCGCCAGAAGGTCTGCCGCTGACTTGTGCAGCCACCAGCCCGCCCACAACGCACCAGCGGCTAGCGCAGCGGACTGAATGAGGAACGCTACGGCGGCACCTGCGATCGCTACCCTCACGCCTCAAGTCCGCTTTCTGCCGACCAGAATCGGCGCTGTCGCAAGGTGGCTTTGGCGCCCGAGGGGCCCTGGCACACGACCGGCACCACCACCGGGTCATCGGCGGTGCCGGTGTACTGGGGCACCGGGTAGAGCGGTTCCACCCCGTTGAACAGACCGGCCGCGTTCGACAGATCGGCGCTGAGGTAGGTGTCCATAAACGGGTCAGACATCACGGACAGCAGTTGGGTCAGCTGCGGTGTGACGATCATGCGTGCCGCATCAGCGCCTACCGGGCGGTTCCACTTGCGCTCTTGACCGAACGCGAAGTCGGGGAACTGCCACGAGATCGCCGGGTCAAGTTCCCATTCAGGCCACAGGTCTTGATCGGTGGGATTCCACACGTCGAACCATCCGGTGTTCGGATTGGCCACCACCCGGATCACCGGCGCGACAGCGGTGGTCTTGCCCGTGAACAGCGCCGTCAGAAACCCGGCCAACGGTCCGCTGGTGAACGACAGCACGTAGCCAAAGAAGGTGCCCGTGACCGAGACCCCGCCAGTCCCGATATTGGAAAGCTGCTCGATGGCTTGCCGAATCGAGGTTGCTGACGAGATGAATGAGATTGGCGCGGTTGTCTGGCCGCCGATGGTGATCGTGTACGACAGCGTGCCGAGGGTGATCGAGAACGCCAGCGGCGCCAGCCCGCCGCCGTCGACGGTCAGCATGCCGGGATGGGTGATCGGGGTACGGACCGTGAACTGCTTGGGTGTGCCTGTCACCGTGACGTTGCCGGGCCCAAGGGATGGCAGTGCCTCCAAGGCGGATTGGATGGTGGCTATGTCCGCGTCGACTGCCAGGTCTGCGGTCTTATCCACGGTCGCCCCATGGGTATATCCGAGTTTGTAGGTGCCCGCCGAGCCGGCGTTGTAGACGGTGAAGTTGCCGGGATTGGTCCACTCGGCAACGTCTTCGGCGCTTTCGTACATCGGGTTGTAGGCGTGTGCCGAGACCACCGCGTGATAGACCTTGTCGATATCGGCGTCGAAGCCATCCTCGGTCGTGTACAGAATTTCCTTGGCCAGCTTCAAGTACAGGAACCGCGGACCTGATGGCCCGTTCCACGTGCACTTGACCTTGCGCAGGTTGTACGGGGTGCCCCAGAGCTTTTGAAACCGTGGCCGCGATTCGGGGGTCATCCAGAACGGCAGAATTGGAGTGCGGATCGGCACCTCTTCGCCGACCGGCCGCCCGCCGGGCTGGAATGCCCCTGACTGGGTGCGCATCGTAAACCCGGTGTCGTACATACCCTTCGGGTCTACATCGAGCACAATGAAGTCATCGCGCAGATAGATGTCATCGGTCGGCGCGGACACCACCATCGGTGCCACCACCGAGTCACCGTTGGACGATTCCAGCGTGATCGTCGCGACCGCCATCTATGACCACCTGCCCAATTTCGCTGCCGCCATTTCGTCTTGTTGCTGCCGCATAATCGACACGGCATCGCTGGTGTTGAACGCGCTGATCGTGGTGTTGAAGACCGGCCCCGGCCGTGCCCCGGCCTGCGTGCCGTGAGCGGTCCCCGCGGGAAGCGCTGCGGGCGCCGGCACAGCGGCCGACGCGGCAATCGGGGTCGCACCGCCGAATCTGCTGCCAGGGCCCGCTCCCTCGGGTGCGCCGCCAAGGCCACCACCGGAACCACCACCACCGACGGATATGCCACTGACGAATTGAGAGATTCCCTTGAGCCAGCCCGGCGAATCGCCAACGCCGAGCACCCCGAGTGCCGAGGACACCTGGCCGCCGACCGCCGCGGCAGCTGCGTTGCCGAACTCGAATGTGCGCTCTGGCTGACCGGGCACCTGCGACTTGACGCCCATACCGGACAGCCCGATCCCCGAGAGCCCGGAGATGGACGACGGCAGAGAGAAGCTTCCGCCGCCGGCGGATGACGAGTCGCCCGGCGCTGCGGCGCTCACCGATTCCGTGCCGCCGGACGAGACCGTGGTGTCGCCGACCGGCGGGTTGACGCCCGCGGCCACGCTCTGCGTGTTCTCGCCGACCTTGGACTTAAGCGCACCAAGTAGGCCGTTGGTAATACCGGGGCCCGAGAAGATGTGCACATGGTCCATGTGGTTCTGTGTCGGGTCGCCGTTTGCCCGCGTCGCCATCTTCTCTGAGCGCCCACCGGGATACCAGAGTTTCTGTTGCCAGATAGCCCATTTCAGGTCGATCGCCGAGGCATTGTCAACGGCGAAGTCCTTGACCGCATCGCCCTTGGCCTTGTCGCTCGTCATCACATCCAGGGCGCGGCCAGTGGAATGCTCCCCGTACTTGTCGGCCGGCCGCCAGCCGCCGATATCGGAGATTCCGAATCGCTCGCTGATGATCTTGCGCAGCTGCGCCGTCCCGGTGACCAGGCCACCGCCTGCGTATCCGGGCAACTTGCCCTGGTTGTTCAGGTAGTCCAGCAGTCCGGGGTAGGCATTCTCAATCCCCTTGCGCGACTTGGATTTGATCACGAACTCGTCGCCGTGAACCACGCCCGCGATCTGCTGGGCCGACACGTTGCCGGTGTAGCCGCCACCGTCGAACTTGGGCATGTGCGGTATCGCGCTGATCTTGGTGCCACCGACCTCGATAGACAGCGTGTCGGCGACCGCATTCCACTTATCGCCGATCCAGTTGAGCACCGCCACCAGGCCGTTCTTGAGCCCATCCCACATACCCTTGGCCGCGTTGGTGATAGCACCCGGCAGTCCTTTGACGAAATCGACTATAGCCGTGAACTTCTCCTTGACGCCGGTCCAGACCTCGCCAGCCTTGGTGACCAGCCAACTCCAGCCATCGCCGATGCCTTCCCACACCCTCTTGAGCAGCGGCCAGGCGGTGTCCATAAACCATTTCACGACCGCCTCGGCGGCAACCTTGATCGCCGCCCACGCCGCGTCAACGATCTTGCGGAACGTCTCAGAGTGGTTATACGCGTAGATGATTCCGGCTGCCAATGCGGCAATAGCCGTCACCACCAAGCCAATAGGGTTGGCAGTCATCGCTAGATTCCACAACCGTTGCGCAGCAGCAGCGGCCTTGGTGCCCAACGCGATGGCGTTCGCCCCAGCAGAGGCCAGCACCGCGGCAGCATTCATCCCCTCCAGCAGTGGGGTTGCCGTGCCCAGGGCGTTGTTCAAGGTGTCGATCGCCCCCGCACCCCAGGCGTCATCGCCGCCGATCAGTTCCTTGGTGGTGGTCAGCGCATCGCCGACCTCACTGATTCTGCCGGTGATCGAGCCAGTGACGGCGGTGATCTTGTCGGACGCCTTGGACAGGCCACCAGAGAGCGAATTACCCAGCCGGACAGCAATATCCGCCCCGATGTTGGCCTTGTCCACCGCGCCAACAAGGCTGGCCTTGATGGACTCACCGGCCTTGGTGTAGTTGCCCCTGCTGACCTTATCGAGGATCGCCGTCACGATCGCTGCGCCCGTCCCGGCGCCCACCACCGAGCCCAGGCCCGGTAGAGCGCTACGCAGAATGTTGCCGACCGACCCTGCAATGCCGGGCATCCCAGTGGGTATGGTCTTGGCGATCTGCTCGCCGATGGCGCGGCCCGCCCGCTCGCCAGCCTCGGTACCCGCGCTGACCATCGCCGCCGATTCGATTTTCGGGGTGACCTTGACATCGCCGGTGTGCTTTTCGACCGTCTCTTTGGCCTGCCTGCCGGCGGTTTCCGCGGCGGGCTGGTCGACCTTGGGCTTGACCGCAATATCGGTGGTCTGCTTCTCGATGGTGTCCTTGACCTGCTTGCCCGCGGTGTCGGCGGCCTTCTGATCGACCTTGGGGGCGATCTGAATGCTGACGACCTTGCCGTCAATCTGCTGGTCGATCGCCTCGGTCACGCCCCGCAGTGCTGGGATGATCTGGAGTGTCGCGTACCCGATGGTTGTCACGTATGTCTCACCTCCACAACAGGTTTCACAGATAGGTAGCTACTTGACATATCCGCTCTTGCGTTTGAGGAACATTGCCTTGAGCGCTTCCTTAGCTGCGGCAACGGCTTTGGCGACCATCGCGGCTCGCGTCGGATGGTCGATGTCGGCGGGCGTCTTGTCCTGATCGCCGAGTAGTTTGACCATGGCCGCCCACACGTCAGCGATCAGGTGATCGGTGATCGTCCATCCAGACTGACCGTCGTTGACAGCCGCTACCGTTCGCGAATGCGGCGGAAGTTGGCGCACCAGGACACCGAGACGGCGGATAGACAGTGTGCCGCGGTACAAGTCGGTGAGATCAAGTCCGTTGTAGTACTGGGCTAGGTCGGCCTCTATCTCGTCGCCATGCTCGTCGAGCAGACTCAAGAGGCCGATTATTCCCCCGACAGCTCCAGCAGCTTGGCGCCGATTGCGGCGAAATCTCCCACGGTCGGGCTGGTTGCCAGGAACGCCGCCCACTGTTCGGACCCGAGAAGCAACTCGGTTCCGCCCAGTTCGTCGCCGTCCTTGAGTTTCATATAGGCCTCCAGGGGCACGGCTTCCCCGAATGGGATTCGCAACGTGATCCCGTTCTGCTCGATGTCTACATATCCATCGGCCTCGGCTTGACGAATCACGGCGCTCTTCTTGGCCTTGCGATCCTGCGGCTTGGGGGCATGGGCGGGAATAGCCTTGCGCGGTACGCTCTTACGTGGTGCGGTCATGTTCGACTCCTTGACTATGGGGGTGGTTCCGACTCGCTGAGGTGGAGCCCCACCCCGGACGCGGGAGTCGGTTCGCGTCCGGGGCGGGTGCTTTCGCCTACGAGACGGTGACGGTGCCGCCGGTTCCGGTCGCCGAGACCGCGGGGACCGGGCCGGTGAAGGTGGCCACCAACGGACCGCCGTCGGGGCCCTCGACGGTCACGCCGGGCGCATCGAGTGCCTGCACAGAGTCCAAGTCCCGCAACGCGGATTGCAACGCGTACGCCGTCTTCGCCGTGAGGGAGACCGTGGTGTCATCACCCACCGTCGCCGTGTAGGCAGTCACGCCCGCGCCGATGGTGAACGTCTTGGTGACATCATCGGCGGTGCTGCTGTCCAGGTACTTGAACACATCGCCGTTCGCGTCGGCGGTGTGATGCACGGTGATTTCCGCGAAGGACAGTTCGCCGTCGACAATGCCGCCGTGGCTCTTGAGTTCGGCCAGCGCCGGGCGCAGCGCCACCCACACGCGGGTGATGTCCTCATCGACGTACCGGTACAGCACGTAGATCTGAACATCCTTGGGGATGCCCAGCTTGTCCGGTGTAGACCCCGGCAGGACGACCTTGCGGGTAACCGCGTTGTACTCCAGCGCGGTGAAACCGCTCTTGAGCTTGCCCTTGCGGAACTTGATACGGAACGAGGAGTGCCCGAATGCGTCGTATTCCTTGACCTCGCCAGACGGGTCGAGCGGGATGCCCTTCTTGTCGTCGATCAGGCCGGAGAACTCCCAGCCCTTAGCCCCAGGATCGTCGGTGGCATTCGCCGGGATCATCGCGGCGATGTTGGCAACGTCAGACTTGATCGCCAGCCAGACCTCGGCCTTGTCCGGGATGACGGTGGCATCGGGATTGATGGTTGCAACCATTGTTGATTCCCTCCTTAAGGGCTCCAGAGCCCTTGCGGGCCAACAAAAAACCCCGCCAGATTTGACGGGGTTGATCGGTGCGCGTTCTGCGCGGTTATCGGGTGCGTGCTCGGGTTCGCACTGTGAATGAGATGAGGTCGCCGCTGGTGCGTGAGTCGCGCGCCTCGAGGAACGCGGTGCCGGGCAGGATCGCAGCGACACCAGGAATCCGGGTGGTGAGCAAGCGGGGCATCGCGGCGTAGGCGTACTTGGTCTCGCGGCCCGATGTCCACGACGTGACGCGAATGGTCGGGTCGGTCGCCGCCGGCCACATGTCCAAGGTGGCACCGTCGTCGGCGACCAGCAGTACCGGATCTGAGCCCAGCGCCCAGTTGGCGGGTAGCTCCAGGCGTACCGACAGCTCGGGGAACCGGGCCGCCATGTCGGCCTTGAGCCAGTCCTTGATCAGCCGCGCCACGTCGACGGGCTCTCGCCCCGCGGGCAATGTCACTGGCCGGCCTTGCGTTGTGCGCGCCGCCGAGCTGCCCATGCTTCGTTTGCGTCGCCGGAGGCTTTCGCCTGCGCGGGTGTCGCCTCTGGCCGCGCCTTGCGGCTCTTGCCGCGACTGCGCGTCTCTGTGGCGGGTTTGGGCCGCACCTGCAGTCCGGCCGCCGCGGCGGCACGGGTGAGCACGCCATCCTTGGCCTGCATCTCGGCTGGCACACTCACCGTGGCCGCGGCGCGGTCGGTGGTGTAGATCTTGACCTTGGCGCCCTGGCCGATCTGGTCGGCAATCTGGTCTGCCAGCTCCTTGATCGCAGCGGCGGAAAGCTCCTTGAGTACTTCGGCGCCGCCGTCGTGGTCGAGTTCGAATGCCATCAGCCTTGCCCCCGGGAGCACAGCACCTCCAGGCCACCGCGGCCTGAGAGCATCCAGTCGTTGACGATGATCGGATAGCGCTTGCCGCGCACCGTCAGTTCGTCGCTGTTGATCAGGTCGGTGCCGGGGTTGAAGTAGACCGTGCACGCGATGTCCTCGCCGCTGCGCGCCCGCTCTTGGCGGTGCCCCTGCCCGGTCTGCGAGCCGCTGCCAGGTGCCACGGCGACGGCTATCAGGGCGGTGTCGGTTGCCTGGGTCAGCCGACCGTTCTCGTCGCGGCCGGCGTCGCGGTGGCGGATCACCTGCTCGCTCACGGTTGTGGCTCCAGCCGGTACAGGCCCAGGATCGACAGCTCTGCCATGGAAAACGCGGACCCTGCCGCGGTTTCCTCTTCGGCCCATCGGAACGGCCCAACCGCGATAGGCTTGCCGCCCTCGGGGGTCTGCGACATGCGGTCGATATACGAGAGCACCGCGGCCTCGAAATCGGCGGCCTCGGCGAATCCGTGATTCATCTTTACCGTGATCGCGCCGAGCTTGCGCGACCATGGCACCCCGGACTTCTTGCGCACCAGCCCGGTTTTGGACCACTCCAGGGTGCTCAGGCTCAGGGCTACGCCGTCCTCGGTGACGCTGATCAACTCGACGACCCGGAGAGTCGGCAGCCGTAGCAGCGGACCCCCGGGTCCATCGAGTTCGATCTCGTGCTGTTGCTTGACGGGAGTGACGTGCCAGCCGCACCAACGCTGAACCGCGGCGAGCCCAGCTGCAAGATTCCGCTCGGCTTCCGAATCGCCTTCGGCGAGACGGCCCTTGGTGTACTGCGCCAGTGCGGCTGCGTCGAGCACCGTCACTCCTACTTGTTCGCCGTAGCCTTGGCGGCCTTGTTGGCCGGTGCGGGTGTACCCTTCGCCGCTTCGGCCGCTGCGGCAGCCTCGGCTTCGGCCTGCTGCTTTGCAGCCAACTCAGCTGCCTCCTGTTCGGCGGCAGCCTCGGCTTCGGCCTTGGCGGCAGCTTCTGCCGCGGCTGCTGACTCGGCCTCGATTCGCACCGATGCCAAATCCTTGTGGGACAGGCCCCTAGCCTTCGCGTCCTCATCGTTGAGCAGCAGCGTGGTCTTCACGCCGTTGACCACTACGTCGTACTTTTCCACTGGTCCTCCTTGAGGTGGGGCCGGGGACAGCCACGATGGGCCATCCCCGGCTTCTACTCCGATCAGTGCCATTTAGGCGGTCAGATCCACCGACACGAACGCTGGCGGGCGGGTGACGCCGAACGCCACGCGCTCCTCGCCGAGCACCGCGACCAGGTTGCGCACAAAGAAGTCCTCGTGCGAGTCGGTCATGGTGACCGTGGTCTGCTCGCGGTCCCACAGGACGGCCTTCTTGTAGTCGCCGAGCAGGCCGACGCCTTCGGCCTGCGACTCAGACTCGATCACCGGGATACCCCACAGGGTGCGGTTGGTGATCGCAAACGGCCCGCCGTAGTAGTAGCGGTCCTCACCGTCCTTGAGCAGGTCCAGCGCCTCGGCGTCGGCCGGGTTGAACACCCACGCGTTCGGGTTGACCCGGCCCACGTGGCGGGCCTTCGTCACGGCCTTGCGGGTCGTGGTGAAGAAATCCGTCACCCACGCCTGAGTCTGGATACCCGAGGTGTTGTTGATGCCGGCGATGTTCTCCCCGGACCCGGAACCGTTGAGGATCTGGTCCTCTTCCTTCTCTGCGACATCCTTGCTCAGCTCGTCGTTGATCAGCCCTTCCAGCTGGGCCACGTCGGCAAGGGCGCGCTTGGTGATTGGCACCCACTCGGCGATCGTCTTGACCGTGGTCGAAACGATCTCGAATGCCCACGAGCCCTCGGGCTTGTAGCCGCCACCGGCGACGTTGACGGTCGGGCCGGCGGTGCCCGGGGCGGTCGGCCGCGCCGAGCTCGTCGCCTCAGGCACCACGTCGGCAGCATTGGTGTGGCTGGTCTGCCGCACGAATTCCACCGTGTCGCTACCGGTGCGCCGCGTCGAGATCAGATCGCGGATCTTGAGTTCCTTGCGGCCCAGCATCTCCACGATGTCGGTGCGCTCGTTGACCACGAACGCGCCACCGGAGGTCGACGAGGCGCCGGTGATCAGCGACTTGACCGCGATCGGCGCCGAGGACAGATGCGAGCCCTTGGGGATGCTGATCTGCCCGTTATGGGTGAACGGGGACAGCATGGCCTTGAACTCAGGCGAGCCGACGACCGCCAGGCCGAGGTTGGACGCCTTGGCCTTGTAGTCGCCGCCGTCGCCGGTCTCGATCGGAGTGCCGATCTGCTCGCCCAGCGCCTTGGCCTGGTCGATGACCGCGAGGTCGGCCTTGGCGACCTTGATCTGATCCAAGACCTGCGTGGCCTTGCCCATCAGGTCGTTGTATTCGGTGACATCGGTCTCGGGCCATTCGGACTGACCACCCTGGCCGTGCTTCTCGGCGATCTCCCGGGCCTTGGCCAGGAATCCGTTGCCGTCCTTCTGGAGCTGTGCCAGCTTCTCTTGCAGTGTCGTCATGTCGATCTTTCTCCTTGGGTTGGTTAGGTGCTCAGCGCGAATTCCGCGGCGAGCCTGTCCAGCGCCGAGGTGTCGACGGACGACTTCTGGCTGGCCTCGCGCGGCTGGCCCGGCTGCGTATCCGCTTCCGGCGCTTGGCGAGACGGACCGTTGCCGCTGGCCTTTTCCTCGTCTGATGTGCTTTCGAGAGCCGACAGCACGCCGCCGATCGCGGCGTGTGCCTCGCGTAGTGCGCTCTCGTTTTTGGCCGACAGCACGCGGCCAGCTTTGACCTCATGCGACATCAGGTCGATGATCGACTTGACTGCCACCACAGAGGTGTCTTGGTTCGCGCCGATGGGCACGAATGAGAATTCGTAAACTTTCAGCTCGCGCAATTCGTTGGCGCGCACGCCGTTTTCGAGTTCCACACCCGCCTGGTCGATCGTGTCGTAGGCGAAGGACAACTGATTGAGCCTGCGGCCCTTGACCAGCCGGTAGACGTGGGGACCCTTCGGTGATTCGAGATCGAACACACCCTTGACCCACCAGCCGCGCTCGTCCTCGCCCATGTCCTTGTGGCCGGCCACGTAGAAATCGGGGTCGTCCATCCGGTGACCGAACAGACCGGGCAGCACCATGCCCGAGTTCTTCCATGTTGCGATGGTCTTGAGGAACGCGCCCGGGGCAACGATGTCGCCGTAGCTGTCAGGCTGCTTGATGAATGTCGATGGGTAGACGATGAATTCGCCTTCTTCGAGCCCATCGTCGGGACCGGCCTTGACCTGCCCGATAGAGGTGTTCTTGGTGAGCATTAGTCCTCCTGCTCGGTTTCGTCGGCCGGCGGTTTCTCCGTCGGGGTCATGGTTGGTGTCGGCGCCTCATCGGCCGGGATCGGGTCTTGATCACCGTTCTGTGTGACGTTCAGCGGTCGAATCAATTCGTCGCCACCCTCCACGGGCGGCAAGTTGGCCAGCGAGCGGCCCTCGTTGATGGTTCGCCATGGGCCGCCAACGGATTGAGTAATCGAGGCATCGCGCTTCTCGACGTTGCCGCTGAGCTTTTCCATCAGGTTGAACTCGACGTAGAACTTCTCGGGCTTGCTCTCGAAATCAGGTAGCAGCTGTAGCGCGATCTCGTCTTGGATCATCGTCAGCCACGGGCCGAGGGTGTCCTGATACAACATCTGGTGCTGTTCTTCGATATTCGAGAACGTCGCATGGTCAAGAATCCCGATCATCGGCGGCGGGATGAAGTACGACCGCGCAACCTCTTCATCGGTGAGCTTGCGAGACTCGATGTACTGCAAGTCTTTCGCCGTCTGCGAGGCAGCAACGAACGTCATACCGTCCTCAAGCAACGGAGTTCCGCCGGCATTGGCGGCCGTCGCGCCGGCGTATTCGGACTGCCATTCACGCTTAAACCGTTCGCGGGCATCTTCTGACCACTTCGGGGCATCGGGCACCTTGGGACGCGAGATGTACCCGGAGTGCCGGGCGCCATTGCGCATGATCTGGTCGCGCATCTCCGAGGCGGTCCAGTCCTCGCGCAAGATCTGCCGCAGCGATTCCAGCGGGGACACTCCCGCATCGGAAATGCCGCCGTAGCCGCGGAAGTACACCACCTCGTCGGCCGGTATCAGTCTCGTGCTCTTGGTACCCCGAAACTCGAATTGCTCAGGGGTGAGCCAGTTGTCGCCCTTCGGTGTGATCAGCGGCGCCGGTAGATGCACCAGCCGTGGTCCGAGCGCCGTCTTGATCTTCCACCAGTACGCGCAGTCATAGATCGCGAAGTCGTGCACCAATGTGTTCAGGAACCGGTAGCGCGTGGTGAAACTGTTGGGCTGCTGTAGCAGTCGCGCCAGCGCGTGATCGGTCAGGCGCTTGCGGTCGTTGTCGCCGCGGCGCTCGAACGTGTGGATGCCGAGTTGGGCGATGTTTCGGGCCAGGAACGACACCGTGCGTCGCACCGATGGTTGCTTGCGCCACAACTCGAAATAGTCCATCGCAACCCATGGCGACAGCTCAATAGCCCGGATGGGTGTAACGCTCGGGCGGGACATACCCCGCACCGAGCCCTCAGAGACGACGAACGCCATGACACCGCCTCTCAGAGCATCTGCACATAGTCGACATTGGCCCGATCAATGCGAACCTCACCGTCGGCCGGTATGGCGTGATCGACACCCGGCTCATGGACCACAGCACCGCGCAGGATCATCCCCGCGCGGCCATCAAAGGTGCACACACCCTCAATTGCGTTGCCACTGAACAGGTTCACCAACACCTTGCGACCATCGGCCGCGTAGCGACGTTTAAACAATCATCAGCCCTTCGTCTTCGTAGGCACTCGTGCCCGCCACCTCACGGGCAGCCAGCGCACGCGAAAGCGCCATGATCAGCGCCACCACGCCGTCGATCTTGTCGCCGGCATTGGCCTTATCTGGCTTCACGTTTCCTGCCGGGTCCATGGCCACCGCGAAGTTGTCAATCTCCCAGCGCAACAGCGGATTGCCGCCGTGGCGGATCATCGGCCTGATTGGTAAACCGTTCTCATCGGTGCGGGCGCCGATGCGGATCAACCGCTGTAGATCCTTGGTCGGCGCGCTCATCGAGGCGAACCCCTGGCCCATGGTGAGCATCGGAGCGCCGTCGCTGGTCAGGTTGTTGATCAGCTGGTTGGCGTTCCAGCGGTCATAGGCGATCTCCTGCACCAGGAACTCGTCACGGTCCCGGCCGGCCTGCGCCTCGATGAAGTCGTAATCGGTCACGTTGCCCGGGGTAGTCGTCAGCCAGCCCTGTTTGACCCACGTCGACGCGGCATTGGCGGTGCGCTCGTCGAGCGCCGCAATGGAATCCTCTGGCGCCCAATGCCGGGCCAGTACCTCGAAAGCGCCGTCCTCGGTCGGGAACACCCACACCAGCGCCGTCAGGTCCGATGTCGAGCCCAAGTCCAGCCCGCCGTAGCACTGGCGGCCGGTCAGCCGGGACAGGTCCACGATCGAGGCGTTGGCATCCCAGTCCTCGACCTCGAAATACCGGGTCTCCTGTTTGGTCCGAACACCCAAGTGCAGCCGCAGAAACCGCGCCAACTCGGCAGGCGAGTCCTTGGCCTTCTCCGCAGCCTCGATCATGTACCGCTTCGTCGGGCTAATTCCGTAGCCCGGATTGGACTTGCGCCACGTCGATTCGGCGAACGGGTCATCGCCCTTGATGAGCTTGCCGTTTTCGTATTCGGGCTTCTCGGCGGCGAACACCACCCCGTAGGTGCTTGGCCGCTTGAGCACCCCGCGGGCCAGCTTCTCGATCAGGGAGCGCTTCTCGTCGTACGGCGTGTGCCGGCGCCCGGCATCGGCGGTCGTGATGTAGATGATGAGCGGCTGCTCACGCGAGCCCGTGCCGGTCTCCAACGCCTCGATCAGCACCATGTCTTTGTGCAGGTGCAGCTCGTCGATGATCGCGCCGTGAATGTCAGCGCCGTGCTGCGCATCACCGGCGTTGGCGATCGGCTTGAAGTACGAGCCCGACGCCGCATGGGTGATCTTCGCTTGCAGCGCCCGTAGATGCCGTTTCAAGCCGGGCGACTTGTTGACGATCTGACGGATCGGCTCGAACACGAACCCGGCCTGTTCCTTGGTCGTGGCCGCGGCGAGCACCTGCGCGCCGAACTCGCCGTCGGCCGCCGTCAGGTAGATGCCCCACCCGGCCGCGGTCGTGCTCTTGCCGTTCTTGCGCGGCATATCGAAATACGCCTGCGTGATGATCCGCACCCAATCGCCCGAGTCCACAGAGCGATGCACCCAGCCAGCAACCGGGGCGATCATGTACGCCACCTGCCACACGTCAGGATCGAAGCGCTGACCAGCGAACCTGCCCTTGGTGTGACGCAACTGCCGGAACGCAGCAACTACCTTGTCAGCGCGCTCGGGATCGAACCGCGCCCCCGGAACCTCCCGGGGCTCCGGTGTCTTGATCAGCGGCGGGCAGTCAGGAACCGGATAGCCGCGTGATTCCAGATACCACGCCACCTCGGGGCTGAGCTTGAGCGCATCGAGATCAGCGTCAGCCCAAGGGCTATCAGTCGTCGTCGGCTGCACCCGCGAACGGGTTCGCCCCGAACTCGCCACGATCGTCGTCTCGCTTGGACACGTTGCGCTCGGCGGCCGGCGTCAACCCGAAGTGGTTCGCGAACTGCAACAACCGCGACGACGCCTGCTCGGCCACCGCCACCGCGGGGTTCTTCGTCCACCACACCGACGCGCTGCCGTCCTTGCGGGTCGACTCATTGCGCACCGTGATCCCGTTGGCGTTCACATCCCTGGTCGCCACGACGAACCGCGCCCACGTCTCGCAGTAGGCCGCCAACGTCGCGCGGTCCTCCGGTTTGATCAGGTCAAGACGCACCAGACCAGGGGCAACGCGGCGCCACTCGGCCTTTGCCTCGCCCGAGAGCCAGGTCGGCGGATTGGGGGCCAGACGCTTGAACGCCGGGGGCTGTGCAACTGGCCTACCTGCACTGTCCTGGCCCTCACCGCGCCCACTGAGTAAAAGCAGCTTCGTTGGCTGCCGTGCGGGCATCACTCACCACCTATTTGCTGTACGGGGAGGCCATTTGCTGGCGCGCCATGGGGTTTATGCATAATTACCCCCCCTTGCATGAATGTTGTGCAGAAAAATCTTCAGCTACCGCGGCGAGTCGCATATGTGCTGGTCAGAGCGATATTCACCCCTATACCCCCTCTGGCCTGCGATTATGCGCCGATCGGGGTTATACGCCATGCATAAACCTCTGAATATTTATGCACGCCTCTTTGCATGCGAGTTTGCTGTCCGTAGACGGTGTTTGCCACGCAGCGCGTCGGCGTTGGTCTTGGCCTTGTGGTGGTCCTCGCACAGGGACATGAAGTTGCGCGGGTCGTACTTGGCGCCGCCCTCAGCCAGCGGTGTCACGTGGTCTACGTCGTCGGCCAGCCGCGGGCAGCCCGGGCGCTCGCACAGCGGGTGTGTGGCCAGGTAGGCATCACGCACGCCCTGCCAGCGCCGATCATTGCCGCTGTCGTGGGTGGACCCTTCCCACGCCGGACGACACGAGCAGGGCCGGCCCTTGGGCGCGGGCTTGTGGCAGCGAGCGCACACACGCGGTGGTGCACTGGGCATCAGGTCGCCTCCCTGGATATGACAAAACCCCAGCTAGGCCGGGGTTTTTTGGGCAGGGTTTACTTGCGACAGTTCCAATCGTCGCAGGTCAGGACGTGTTACGCAAGTAACGTGCGGGGCACGCGTGGCGAGTGTGTCGTCATACTCGGCTGTGGTCGGGTGGCATGACGCCTTCGCCACCACCTCGGATCTGGCATTGGGGTCCGAGCTTGGGTGCGTATGTGGTGGCGCCGCAGTGGCATGTCCAGGTGTAGTGCCGTGTCTTGCATGCGCATGTTGCGGTTGAGTGTTTCCAGCCGGGCTCTTCGGCGCTGTGCCAGTTCGGGCAGTAGAGAGGGCCGACGACGGCCCAGCCCGTGGCGGTTTCAACAAGGTCGCCGACGCACGCATTGGGGTACCGATCGCGCGGTGGGCGTGCCATCTGCCAGTTGTACTACTGGCCACCGACAGCACGTCGAATCGGCTCAGTTTGCCTGTTTACCCTGCGACAGGTCGACGACGTACATGCTCTCAGTCCACTCATCGCGCGATTCACCGTCGATGGTGACGCGCCACAAGTACGTCTGATCTGTGCACAAAGACAATCCACCGGTGAGCTTCATAATCATTTGTACCTTCGGCCTGACGGCCTCCGCCGGTATATGGAATCCGGCGAGGACCGTCGGCAGCAATTCCTCTCCTCCACCTTTGAGACGCAGGGGCTGCGACGTAGCGCCAGGAGGTGCGTCGATCCCCGGCTGGACCTCAAAAATCTCGCCGTCTACGGTTTCGAGCGTCAGTTCCACGATTGGGCGCGCGCCGACGAACTTTGAATCGAATGTCGCAATTGCCAGGACAAATAGCGGCGCCGTTGATTTGGTGACAGTCGGGTTGTAGCCGACCACGGATATTCCCGACCCCACAACAGTAGGCTTCTTGCTGACTTCGTCTACCGTCGCGTAGTCCGCAACGATGATGGTCACGCGCGCCGAATCGCCGACTTCGCTCATGCAGTCAGTTGATCACACAACGATGGGGTGTAGTAGGTCGAGGTGCTTCCCGAAAACGTCCGAGTGTTCAGGCCCAGCCGGGCCGCCAGCTCACGCTGAGTCGGAATCGGCAGTGATAACGCGGCCCATTCGACAGCCAGGTAGATAAGGCGATCTGCGAAATCGACGCGTTCGACGGTGCCGAACCCAGTGATGCCGGACTCGGGCTCACGGACGGCCACCCGATCTCCGTGGTCCGGCAAGTCGCCTATGACATCTTCAAATCCCGAGAACGTTAGGCCGCCAGCAACGCGTACATTTGGATCGATCATGACTTCGGTCATTGGACCGGCCTCCTCTCCTTGTTGAATAACCTCACGAACCTCTGTGCGTCTTCCAGCGTAGGCGGGTCGCCGAGAACCACAGAATAGTGTGCCTCGGGCTCGCCGTCATACTCATCCTTTTCGAAGACAAAGCCCTCGTCACGGATCTCTCGCGCCGACGAGCACCACCACAGGTTGGGGTTTTTCGCTGGATCGAGGTTATGTAACTCGGTGACGGCAAGGATCCGACGCAGGAGCATGGCGCGGTCCTCACCGGGCGCTGCGTGATCCGCCCACACCGACGCTGTGTGATGACCCTTGCCGTCGCTGCGGCGTGCGTCAATCGCAGCCCGCTTGAGTACGCCTTCGGCGCTCATCGGGGCAAAACGAACCACCAACGCGTCTGCGTGAGGCTCGTCCGGCACGATCAGTCACGATAGTTGGACCTCGGCGGCCGGTTCCGATTGCCCGTAAGTACGGGACGCGTGCCGATACGCCTCACGCTCTGCTTGTTCCGGTTTCGGCGCCGTGCGGTCCGCTTCCGGCTCGTCATGAGCCGGTTCTGGGGCGGCCTGTTCCACCTCGGCCCGCCCGGCCTTGAGCTCTGCGGCCCGCAGCTGCCTTACCGCGCGCAGACTGAACACTCGCGGATCTCCGCGCATGATGTAGTGCTCGACGAACACGCCCTTGTGCAGCCAGCCGACGGGAGCCAACTTGCGCTGTTTGAGCCAGCGGTAAAGCTGGCGCTCGGAAACGGGTTCCTCGATGTCCTTGAGCCGCTTGAGCAGTATCCGCTCGGTGAGCCGGTCGCCCTCGCGCCACGCGCGTTGACGGTTGCGCTGCACGTCGACGGGCTGCTTGCACGATGGGCACGTGATGCTGCGCTCGTCGGTCGCGGCGTACAGGAACTTGCCGCATTCGATGGGCTTGCCAGTGCGCGAGTACGCCTTGATGGTTGGGCACGGTCCGGCGAAATGGCGGTCTGGCCGGTTGATCATGCGCAGGGCATTGGCGCGCAGGTCGGCCATTTCCTTGAAGCACCGCATGGCTCCGGGGTCGGCCGCGATGGTGTGCACGTGCTCGGCGAGCCATTCGGCGGCGTCGGCCGCGGTGGGCCGGTATCGCTGCGGGAGTCGTCGCCAGCGTTCATCGGGTAGTGGTCCGATGAAGTCGAGCGGGACGACGCGCACCAGCTCGAATGTGATCCGGCGCGTTTCGCACAGGTCACGCACCCACGTGGTGACCGCGTTGCGCGTTTGGTCGCCGATGGTGTTCGGGTTGCCCTGCGAATCGAACCGAATCGGGCTGGGTTCCTCGCTGGACTGGCCGACCGATCCGGTGGTGAGTACGTCTTGGCCGGTGAGTGTGATCTCCAGTTCGCCTATAAGCCAGGCGATCTCGGTGAGGTGTTCCTGTAGCTGGTCTATGCAGTCGTTGCACAGGTACAGATCGCACTTCTGGGAGCACTTGCGGCACTTGGTCACTCGATCTCCCCAGTGATCCAGTCATAGAACTGCTGGGCGGTGGCGAGTACGTCGTTGGCAGCGCCTTCACGATCAAATATCGCCATCGCGTCGCCGGTGTCGCAATGCAGCAGCGTGGCGGAATACAGCGCCCGCTCGCGTAGGTCGCGGCGGTGCTTACGGTCTCCGTCAACGATGTCGTTGAACCACTGCCCCGGATTCACTTCGGCCATGCCGCTGCCTCCATTCCGCTGTAGTGGCGTTCCTTGACCATGAACGGCATTGCTTCGCCGAGCCGGAAAGCGCCCATGAGCGCGAGCACCGCGGCGTCGGCAATGTCGTGGTTGAGTACCTTGACGCGGGGCCCGAACCATTCGCGGACGGTGAGCAGTACTTCGCCTTTCTCGGCTCTGCCGCTGCCGGTGGCCCACTTGGCGCGGGTCTGTGGGGGAACTACCGCGACGGGAACCTTTTTGGCGTCCAGCGCGCCGTACAGCCCGTGCCATAGCCCGCTGCGGTCGAACGTCGAGGGCAGGAATTGGCCATAGGCCGGGCCCTCGATGACGGCGAGATCCGGCGGGCCGTCGCGCAGTGCCCATTCGATCACCGCTCGGCACACGGCGCGAACGCGCCGGCTGCGGGTTGCGTACGAGTCGCCGTCGTGGCCGCCGTAGCCGATCGAATGCAGTGCGGCGGGCGCACCGTCGCGCAGTACGGCCAGGCCGGTGCTGCGCAGGCTGGGGTCGATACCGAGGACGGTGGTCATGCGCACTCTCCGGCGTGAATGGTCCAACAATCTGGGCAGACCTCGATTGGGCCCGACTCGATAGGGCATCGATCGTGCACTAACTCGCGGTCCGGGTACGTGTACCGCACCTCGTCGCCCGGGCGAATCTCGCCGTCGCAGTCACCGCACCGTCCCTGGAATTTCGCCTCGAAGCTCATCGCGCACCAACCTTGGCGCCGCGGTTCCAGCACGGGGCGATCTGGTCGCGCCCGTCAGGTGTCTTGCACCAGCTGCCCGGTTCGACGTGGCAGTGCTCGCACGGGTAGTCGATCTTGTCGGCGTACGCCGCGACGACGGGGCCGCGCGAGGCATTGGGGCGTGGCGGTCGGGGCCGGTACTGGCGCGGGTGCTCGCTCATCGGTTCCACCACCAGCGGCCGGTGATCAGGCGCTCCAGAGTCATGGCGAGCCCCAGCCCCCAGGTGGCAGAGGTGGTGAGCATCATGAACGAGAGGCCGGCTATCTCCCAAGCTGACAGTGGCACATTGCATTCGCTCATTTGATGGCTCCGAACGTGCTGGCGAATTGGGTGATTTCGCGGCGGTGGTCGACGAGTTGGGGGCGTGCGTCGAGTCGGTCCTCGCGTGCCTCGCGCTGCTGGCTGGACTCGCGTTCGGTGCGTTGGCGGCGGACCTCGCGTGCGGCTTGCACGATGTCGCGTGGGAGCGGTTTGAAGCCGGAACCGTTGTCGCGATAGGCGATCTTCACGCCGTCGAGCACGTCGGCCTCGGAGAGCCGGTACTCGGCGATGGCCTCGGCCCACGCGGCGACGGTGGCTTGCGCGGCCTTGGGGAACCATGGGTCGTATGCGGCGCACTTGGCCAGGGCCTTGGCGGCGATGCTCAGGTAATCGCTCATTCGAGTGCCTTTCGGGTGTCGTTGGCGGTGGGGTTGGCCAGGGCGAGCCAGTCGTTGACCTTCGTGTCGGCGGCACTGGGACCGTTGGGCGCGTTGGGGTGTGGCGCGGCCCGGGTCTTGATGACTTCGGAGACCAGCGAGGCGAGGGTGTTCGGCCCGAGGTTCGGCTTGGTAAGCCAGAGCCGGAGAGCGGCGTCGACGATCGGCTTGGGGGTGCCGCTGCGGAGCAGTTCGCTTGCCCGGATGCGCAGCGCGGTCTTAACCGCTGCGGGATGTTCGCGCGGGATGATCGTGTTGACGAGCTCGGCCCCGGGTGTGGCGCTTTCGGCGTCGATCGGTTCGGCGATGGCCACCGCTGCCGGTGTGGGTGCTTGGTGTTCGTTGTGGGTGCTGGTGTTCCCCTTACCTACGTAACTAACACCTACACCAGGGGGTTTCGGTAACCCTTCGCCGAAGGGTTCCGCTAAGGGTTCGGCAGGGGTTCGTGAAAGCCCTTCTACCAGTGCGTATGCCGTCTCGGTGGTCTTGGCGGCGTCCTTATGGTCCGGCAGCCGCAAAAGCTCGTCGTGAAGCGCCCAGCGGAGCGCCTGGGACTCGACTTGGGAGGCGAATTTGAGGGCCGCTTTCATGAGATTCGGCTGTCGGTACACCTCGTCGTTGCGGATAAACGTCCGCACCAAAAGCTCCTCGGTGTCCCAGTCGACGACGACAAAGGTCTTTGCCGACAGACTCTCCAGGGCACGGGTGACGTTCTCGATCGAAGCGTCGGCGGTCGCATTGGCCCACCGCTTGAGCGTCAACGGCAGCACCCCGGCAAGGTTCCGGGTGCTGAATGAGATCAGCAGCGCGTAGACCTGTTGCTCGCGGGCGTCGAGCTGTGTGAACTGGCCGTCAGACCAGATCCGGGCGAACAACTTTCCGTACTCAGCCACGAGTCTCCGCACCCTCCTTGGTGTTGGCGATTTCCAGCAGCACGTCGGCATGACATGGCTGATCGAGCGGGCACCAGCACACCAGGTCATGCCCGGCCAGGAGGTAGCGAATCACGCCGACTTGCGATGTAAGCCACTTGTCGCCCTTGATGTTCGGGCCACCGCCACGAACCATGTCCGCATAGCAGGCGACGGTCTGCTCAACGGTCAGAACGGTTCCCTCTGGCAGCCATGGCATTCGTGGTCGACCTGGACCCGCAACGTACGGGTTGCCCCACTGGCTCGGCCGCCCGACGTAGATAGCCCCCTCGGGCATGCGCCAGCCCGCGATGCGCTTCCGCTGGATGCGCTCGGGCATCACGCCACCTCGCCGCTGCGGCAGCCGTACGGCGAGCAGCCGTCCGGGTCGCCGTCCTCGAATAGGTCGAGCTGCATGTCGGCGTACTCGGCACGTGTCACGCGGTCGATTGGCGCCAGGTCCAACGGAACTCGTGAGCGGTGCAGGAACGCCTCGCCGTCGAGTGGGTTGGCCGAGGCGCCGCCCTTGCGGATACGGCGGTCGAAATCGACCGCGTCGTCCCACTGCGGTGCCCGGAACCGTGGGCACTCGCAACGATGTACGTCGGAGTAGTCGGCGTCCGGCGGTAGCCGGTGTTCGCACCAGCCGTCGACGTTGTGTGCGTCGCGATGGTGTCCGCACTCGCACGTGTCGCGCAGCGCGCGCCACTGGGCATTGCCGTGGAACGGGCAGCCGATGCACGCACTCTTGGCGGTGTGGCCCCACCCGGCGCGCTCTAGCCAGCGCTGGCAATCCTTGCGGGACATGCCCAGCTCCAACAGCGGGTAACGCGGCCGGGAGTAGTTCACGTCCAGCCGGTCGCGTACCCGGTGGATCTCGTCGGTAGAGAATCCGATCCACTGCTCGGCGAACACATCACGCGGTACCGGTGTCGGGTGTGGGTAGCCCAGCAGCTCGCGCACCTTGACCTTGATCGGCTTGAGCTTGTACTCGCTGGTGCACTGGCGACGGCCCATGCCGTGCCGTTCAGTGGCAGTGGCTAGCCTGGTGCCCACGATCGACCCACGGCCGTCGCCACCGCACGCTGAACATGAATCAGGCTCGTCAGATGGTCCACGGCCGGAGCCGCCGCAGAGTGCGCATACGCCATAAACAGGCACCTCGGTAGCCTTGGGCGCCAAGGTGAACCATGGCACCGAAACGAATCGCGCTTCCGGGTCGAGGGTGTCGGCGCGCAGGTTCCCCGACGAAACCCGGTACAACGGGATTTCCACCCGGGCAAGCTCGGAGGCGAGCCGATCCACCTGCTCATAGACCGCGGGTGGCTCCCAGCCGGTATCGGCGAACACCGCCGCGTCCAGACCCGGCAGCGTGCCGTCGCAGGCCATGAGCGCCAACACCGTCGACTGGACACCAGCGCCGAGGGACAGCACGCGGATTGCGGGATCGCCCATCACTCACCCCTTCTGAATTTCGTATGGCATTTGTCGCACCGCGGCCGACCGGCGCTGTGCGGCTCGGTCTTGCAGTCCACGCATAGGCCGGACTGGTATGCCTTGGTGCTCTCGGGGGTGCGGGCCATCACGCACTCACTTTCGAGCCGAGCTCGATCATCAGCCAGGTATGCGCGAGCTGGATCTCGCTGCTGGTCATCGGTCGTGCCCATCGCGGGTTGAGCATTGCCGCTATGGAATTCATGCCCAGCTCGCAGTCATGGCACACGCAATCCCGGTGGTTACGCACGACGCAGTAGCGCCCGCACCTGTCGCAAAACGCGTGCTTCATGCGCCGACTCCGAACAGCTCCAGCTGCCCGACCGGTTTGTCCTCCGTGGTGAACCCGAGCGCGCGGTCGAGCAAGTCTTCTGTCCAGTCCTCACAGCGCCAGAACTCGGCCTTGGCGTCGGCTTCCTGCTGCTCGGTCGGTGGGCAGATGCGATCGCCCATGTACGCGTACCCGCACGGATCGCTCCCGCAGTGGCAGAACTGGTGGCGAAGTAGGTTGTTGCGCTGCGCGGCGGCGGCGCACTCGCGCATCTCGGCGACAAGCTCGGCCGGCAGGGAGCGCGCGTAGTTGTTCAGCTGCGCGGTGGTCACGGTGACGACGGGGATGCCCCTCGATACGATCTTGCCGTGTCCGCACTCAAATCCCTTGAGGTGAGCCGGGTATCCATCGGCGGGCACGCGGGTGCCGCCGTAGCAGGACTGCATCAAACGGGTGACACCTGCGGGACCGATGAGGCAGTCACGCATTGTCCACCCGCCGACCATCCGCAGCAGCCAGCGCTGATCTTCGGTGAGCATCAGCGTTCCTCTCTCGCGTCATCTCGGTCGCCGCACATGCCGAGGTGCGCGTGTGGATGTCTGGGGGCCCGGTCCATCTCGGTCATGGCGTAGCGGGCTGCGCGAGCTTCGTCGCGCTCGGCGGCGTAGATGTCATTCACTTGAACCACTCCCGCATTGGCTGCCACGACTGGTCGACCAGCTCAGACCAGGGCTTGCCGAATAGGGTCACGGCGAGTAGGTCGAGCGCCGCGCTGATTGCGGCAACGACTGCTTCACTGACGATTACCGCGTAGGGAATGTTCTGCACCTGCCACCAGGTGACGGGCGGGTGCTCGCCGAGGGGCTGCTCGTCAGTGTTCACCGGGCGCCTGCCCGTCCAGCTTCTCGGCCCACTGCACCGCCACGGCCGCGACCTGCACAAGCTCCGTCTGTAGCTGATCGGCTGTGCCTTGTCCGATGGCGTACAGCGCAGCGGCTTCGATGGCTTCGGCGAACTCTTCGAGAAGAATCCGCGCCCACGTCGCCAGTCCGGCCGCGGCGTATCGCTGGCACCGGTCGCGGGCTTCGTCGGCAGTCGGAATCTGGTGGGTCAACGCGATATGCGCTGCGAACGCTTCCGCTGTTGCCGCCGGGGTGTGCCGCCGAGCTTCATGAAAGGTAGCGACATCGAGCATGTCAATGCCGGGGTGGTTCTGTTCGCCCCATTTGTCTTGCTGCCGTTGGCGTTCGGCGGCGACGAGCTGTAGCACTTCCTGAGTGCTAGTCATCGGCGCGCACCCGTCTACTGTCGGTGGGTTCGCCGCATCCGGCATCGCCGAACTCATCCCACGGGATGAATCGATCGACCTCGTACTGACGAGAGCGCGTCTCCCCAAGCTGGTCCTTGCACCAGAATCCCCACACCCGCGACCGGCGGCCCGTGATGATGAGCGTCCAGCACGCGAGTCTCCGCTGATCGCGACGCGCGAGAAACGGGTTTGCTTGCGCGATGGCCGGTACTAGCTCAACGCGGTGCCGCCACGTGCCGGGCCGGAACGCCAGCGGCCGATCACCCCAGAACAGCCGCCATGGCTCCGGCGCTGAGCGCGCCGCGCGGCCTTGGTCGGTGACCTCGACGTACTGCCCCCGGAGCATCACGGAGACGAACCACCAGGGGTGGTCGTGCAGCGCCCGGTCATCGTCATCGCGTAGGAACTTGTGCAGGTAGACGTTCAGCCACCGGTTGCGGGGAATCACGTACCAACGCAACAGGTATGGGTGCTCTTCGCCGCCGATGATCTGGTGAGGTTGCAGGTGCAGCCACTTGCGCAGCCATCCGGCGTTAGTGGGATTGCTCATCGAGACTCATCTCCAAGTGGGGAGTGGGGTAGTCATCGACCACCGCGACGGGAGCAGAATCGCCGCGGTGGTCGATGACTGGTTGGGTGGGCATTTACTCGCCGTCGCCCTCGGTGCCGTCGGAGAATGCCGGACCGCCGGTGAATGCCACCACGGTGCTGTCGTCCTGGCTGTCTTCCTGGGCGCCCTGGTCTTCATCGTCGGCGCCTTGCGGGTCGCCGTCGTCGTCGAACAGGGGCTCTTGGCCATCAACCTCGGGGATCTCGGCGCCGTTCTTGGACTTGGGCTTGGGCATCTGCTCACCGAGCGGCCAGGCCACGATGATCTTGGCCTGACGCACAGGCACTTTCGGGCTATCAGGGGTGTTCTGGTCGAATCCGGCGTGCTTGATGTACAGGCGCGCGGAGATGTCGATGTATTCGCCGGCTTCGGGTGGATCACTTAAGGACATGAGCACGGCTTGCCCGAGTCGGATCTCGGTCGGGCCGGTGGCCAGACCGTCGTCGAACTTGTCGAGCGCGTTGGTGCTGGGCAAGCCTGCGGGCTTCTCGGTTACTTCGGCCATGATGCGACTCCTTTATCTGTTGCGGTGGTGGTGCTTTCGGACATTTGGGCACGCTGATATTTCTCGTACTCCAAAACTTTGATGAGGGTGCTCGCCTCGTGACAGGTCAGCTGTTTGGACGAATTCAGTTCGCGGTCAACCTCATCGCTCATCCATTTGAGTCGAGCATCACGGTCGGCCAAGCCGCACTCCTTGGACAAGATGTTGATCTTGCGCAGCTGGCGGCCGGTGATCATGGGCTCCGTTGGCGCGCTCATTCGGTCGGATCCGCTGTGACGATCTCCGAATTCTCTTCGTCAGGTTGTTGCCCCGCGTTCTCGAGGATTTCGATCGCCTTGCCTGCCTCGTCGCTGGACAGATCTTTCAGCCCAGCGACGCTGCGGCCGATGGCCCGGCCAATCCACTCGAGCGCCGCGGCCTTGTCGGCGAGGCCGCAGTCGAGCAGAAGTGCGTAGAGCCGCTTGGACTGATCCGAGGTGATGACATCGGCGGCAGGTGGCAGAGGATCAATGATGAACGGTGCCCGCCTGCCTCGTGTCACCGTGAGCGCGACCGTCATCCGCTCGTCGATATCGCTCATGTGCGAGATACGGATGCCGCCGACTTCCTGGCCACCGAACCTGACGGCGGGATCGCAGTACAGCGTCATGCGCCGGCCCTGGTATTTCGAGGCATCAGGGCCCCACGCGGCCACCATGACGCGGCGCATTGATTTACACGGCTTGAATGGGCGCCCGTCCCCGAACTCGATCAGGGTGACGTTGACGGGTTGGTCAGCGTCGCCGCGGGAAACGCCCTTGATGGTTACCGTTTTCGGGCCGACGAGTAGATCCTCGGCGTTGAGTTGGTCAGATTTCGGGGCGATGGTGCCGCTGATGTCCATGTTCAGATGTCCATTTCGTCGTCGCCGTGTGCCCACCGGGGCAAGAAGATTGGGGTGATCTCCGGTGAGCGCCCCGGCCATTTGTCCTCGGCCTTGCAGCGCTGGTAGATGCTGATTGCTTCGTGCATCTGGCGCTTGCTCTCGGCCTTGTCGATCGGGTCTTGGTACTCGAAAACCGACACCTCGTAGGGCGCTTCTTTCTCCTGCACGACGAACAGGAACCGCGGATCGTCGTCCAGCTTGAGCAGCTGCGCCACGCGCCGGTACCACGCGTCTTGAATGTGGTAGCCGTAGTCAGCTGCCCTGCGCGAGAATGCATCCGCTTCCGAGCTGGCGGCCGTCTTGTAGTCGACGATGGTCAGCCTGTCGCCCGTGGGATTCAGCCAGTCAGGTCGTGCCTTGAGACGCACGCCAGTTTCGGGATCGGTGGCCACGAGCGATGTTTCGGCCTGACCGTCGTCAGCGGCGAATAGTGGCCCGGCGGTGGGATGTTCACGCACCTTGTCAGCCATGGCCTGCGCTATCTGGTAGTCGTCCACGTGCACAGGCACCCGGCCCTCGGCGCGCGCCTCGGCCTCGGCCTCTTTCCACGTGTCGGTGGCACGGGGCGATTTCGCGATCGCGCCGCCCTTGGTGAGTCCGTGAATCGCGGGCTCCAGCACGCAAATCTCAGCCCCGGCGCCCAATAGCACGCGGTGCGCCATACGCCCAAAATCCCATTCGGGCTTGGTCTCTGATGGATTGTCCATGCGCCACCGGAACATTGCCGGTGTCGACGGCGGCAATAGCAGCCGCGCACCCGAGCTGGACAATGCCGACCGGTCCGCGTGGTACTCGGTATCGGAGATGCCGGCGTAGACACCATCGCGAGTCAGTTCGATCATGCGGCGATTGCCTCCAGTAGTTGATGCGCCGCAGACACGGCCTGGCGCAATGTGGTTCGAGGGGAGACCGCGGCCCTGATCGCGATCCGGTATGGGTGATTCGATGCCGGGCACTCGTCGGCGCCGATGCTGTCCAGGTGCGGCCAGATCACGTCGTGGGTCTTGTTGCGCACCGCACGCTGCCAGCACACCGGGCAAAAGTAGGTGTTCACGATTGCCCTCCTTGCGATTTCAACCATGTCTCGATCTGCCCGATTGTTTCGGCGATCGGGTCGTTGGGATCGATGAACGGCGAGCACAGGCGATAGACCACACGACCGGCATAGGAGGTGATGCCCATACGCGCGGCGTCCTCACGTAAATGCCCGAGGATGTGCTCGGCGCCAGACTTATCCAGGAAGATCGCCGGCTGGTTTGTCCCTGGGATGCTCGCTAGGGTGCCGTCGGGCTGCATGATCGCGTAGTGCAGCTCGTAGCCCTCGGGGATGTTGAGGCTCACCGATCCACCACCTCGCGGTACTCGCGCATGCTGATCTGATTGCGCAGACGTGTAACCACCCCGCGCAGTGCAGAATTGGAGCGACGCAGGCTCTCGACAATCTCGTAGCGCTGGTGATACTGGCGCTCACGCTCCGTCTTGTCGGGATGCTCTAGGGAGAGCACGACGTATCCGGCCTCGATACCGGGCACATGCTTGAGCACGTGCGTCACGGTCCAGTGGCCGTGCTGGTACACGTCGGCGACCTTGAATCTGATCAGGTCGCCCTTTTGGTAGTCGCGGTCATCGAGGCGGACCTCGTGCGTCTTGGTCCCGTCCCGCAGCAGCCCGTACCAATGGCTGTCGATCTTGAGGTAGTGAGTTGTCACCAGCCCGCCTCCGATGCGCGAATCGCCGCGCTCGCCTCGTCGCGTTCGGTATGGCGAGTAGCGAAGAACCGGTCCAGCTCGCGTTCGAGGTGCGGCATATCGTCACTCAAATCGACGCCCGCAGCCTCGGCGGTCTCCTTTAGCGCGTCCATCGCACCGGTGACCTTGTCGATTACATTGTTGAGGTTCAACACGTTTGGCGTGGTGTCGGTTGTCACGCGCTCACTCCCACCTGTGCGAACACGCCGGTGACGACGATGGCCACGAAGGCGATGAGCAGCAGCACGGCCGACCGGTCGCGGTATCGCCCGCGACGGTGCACACGAAGATCAATCCCCACTGCAACGCCGAACAGCGCCATCACTACGACGAATTGCGTGTACTGGTGGTTGGACAGGGCGGCCAGCGCGTACACGAGAGCGAGAAACGCGACGGTCCAGAATGCGTGCCGCATGATCGCGGTGCGGACACCCTCGACGCGCGCAATGGGTACTTGGATACGGTGGGACATGACCGGCCTCCTTTAGGCTGGTTGTAGAGGCCCCGGCGGCGGGTGAACTTTGGCGAGCGAGCCCGCCGTCGGGGTTTTCCTATTCAGTTGTCAGACATGGCGATTCAGTCCCTTGAGCGCTGCCACCATCTGTGACGTGGCTTCTCGGCACTAATGCCCAGTAGTCGTCCGGCCTCGCCGGCGCGAATATCGGTGGTGAATTGCGGGTATTTGGTGCCCACATGCACTCGCTCTGGGATGGCCGCGCCCGACGATGCCCGAAGCGCGTCATCGGGCGCGGCCCCTTCCCCTACAGTCGGAGCACCACACTCAACCGAAGGAGAAGACTCATGGGGCAACTGATCTACGCGGGGTCTAGCTACGACATCCCCGACCCCGGACTGGTGATGCTCGACGCCGTGACGCGACATGCGTTCAGCGAGGGTAAGTCGTTCATGCTGGTTCTTCAGGGCACCGCCGTCGAAGACGACGGCGTTGTCGCTGCGCGGTCCATCTGGTTTTCCCCACACGTCCCGGTTCAGTTCCTCTATCAGGACTACGAGACGATCCAAATCTCCCGCGATACGTTCGACGAGTACTACAACTCGGTCGTTGACTGCGGTATCTGCTTCCTTGGCGACGGTCCGCTGCCGTACGAGTTCACAGGCGAACACCCCGCCAGCAGCAGCGACTAGCAGCCGGGCGACGGCGGCGCTCACGAGGCGACGGCCTGTTCGAGAGCGATCAGTGTGCGTATATCAACTTTCAAGACCTCGGCTACCCGGTATAGCTCACTGATTGAGAACGAGACGTGACCGGACATGCGCCGTGAGATCGACATAAAACTCAGATCCATAGCGTTGGCGAGCGTCTGCTGACTAACTCGCCTACGCGCCATTTCGGCGCGGACGTTGGCCGCTACTCGCTGATCGATGGTGGTAGCCATGAATGACATGGTTGTAGTTCTACAGCTCAGTTGTAGAAGAAGCAAGCGATTGGGATGAAAAAATGTGATGTGTCGATGGTTTCTACAGGTGAGCGTTAGTATCTACATCACTTCTGTTGTAAAGTGCTTTACATGTCCACATTGATGGTTGTTGATCACGATCGCGGCGCCGCCGCTGTCGCTCGCCGGGTTCGCGAGGAATGCGCCCGCTTGCAAATCAAGTACTACGAGCTCGCACAGGCGATTGGAAAGTCGCCGCAGGCGATCTCATACCGGATCAACGGCAAGGTTCCGTGGGATGTCGAGGAATTGCACCTCGCCTCAGAGGCGACTGGCATGTCCTACGACTACATAACAGCTGGCCTCAAGACGATTTCGGATGCGAGCAAACCGTTGGTGGAGCCGAGCGGTAGCATTCTTACTCGTGAGTATGAACCGCGTAAGTCAGGCTTGCGCCGGTTGGCAAAGGGTCACGGGTTACGCTCTAAAAAGCATCTGACCTGCAACAACCGT